GTCCTTTGGTTGCCTTCAATGGTGATCTCATGCGTTTCCTTGGAACTAATCCTTCGGGTCAAAATATGACTGTCTATGTTAACTCTATCGTTAATTCGTTGTTGCATCGTCTGGGCTTTTTTGATGCCTATCCTACTCAGGAGTCATTTGGTCCTGCTGGAGTTGCTTTGCGTAAGCAGCTTGGTCGTGATATTCGCTTTCGTGATATCGTCTCGTTAGCTACCTATGGTGATGATGCTAAGGGTTCAGTCCTTCCTGGTTTTGATAAATTTAATCATATTTCGTTCGCTGATTTTCTTGCGGCTAATGATATGAAATTTACTATGCCTGATAAGGAGTCTGCTCCTATTGCTCTCATGACTGATACTCAGGCGGATTTCCTGAAGCGGAAAAATCGTTTTGATGAGGATCTTGGTCATACTGTTGGTATGTTGGATGAGTCTTCTATCTTTAAGTCTTTGCATTCTATTCTGAAGTCTAAGGTTGTCACTCCTACTGAAGTCGCGTCTCAAAATATTGATGGCGCTCTTCGTGAGTGGTTCTTTCATGGTCGTGATGTTTTTGAAATGCGTCGGTCTCAAATGATTGAGGTGCAGCAAAAGTCTGGTACTTTTGCTACTACTTTGGATCAGTCTTTTGATGATCGTGTTTCTGACTGGAAGTTGAAGTATGAAGCTCAGTCTGGTGAGGTATCTAAGCCTGTCGTATTTGATATTGATAATTCTGCATGCTCAGCTGAGTCTGAGTGCATGATTGGATATAATTATGCTAAGGGCGGAAAGCGCTATGAGTACCTATATGTTGGTTGCGGCGTTTTCGTTTCTTCGCGCAATATTATGCGTTTTAATACTCTTACTTTTGGTGGAATTAAGTACCCCTTGAAGTACTATGTTCCTGTGGAGGATTCGCTGGATGGCATTCTTAATGTTTATTATGTTGAGCATTTGAAGGATGTATCTTCCCCTGTCGCCCTTTATGATGGGTTATGGGGAAAATCTGCTCTCGTTTCGTTTAATGATGGCTCTTCGGCTAAGCTGAAATCTACTGTCTGCAAAGGCAGGGATGATGGTCGTAATGGATCTTTGGATCCTGCTACTGCTGAGCGTCTGTATGGAATTTCTAAGTTTAAGTTGCCTCCTGGTAAGGCATTTTGCTCTAAGGACTTTCTAAA